ACGCTGTATTGCCTAGCTTATCAGTCTCCTTAATGAATTGCTGTCTGACAGCAGACCATTCTCTATCAAGATCAGTGTATCTTTTCTCTCTCACTGTTCCATCTTTCTCAGTGACAGTACCTTTTAACTTATCCTGATAAGCATACTTGAATACATCAATTAAGTTATCCTGAGTAACTGTTACTTTATTAAGCTCCCTTAGCTGCTGGACTGTCACATCGAAGTCACGTTTAGCCCAGTCAATATGGTCAGGTAAGGCACGAACCAATCTATCAATCGAACTGGTATGTTTGATTATAATATTTTTACCATCCTTACGTACTGACTGCATCTGATTAAAGCAAGCAAGCCTAACGTCATAGAAGCTGCACATAAATGATGTACTTTGAGAAAATGAGTTCACAAAACTGACTCTGCGCTTAACAGGATCTCCTGTAGTTACATCTGTTTCAGTTCCATTAATTGCATACTGTATTATGCAGTCTGCACCGCCATTCTGTAATGTGACTGACTCTAAAGTTAAAATACCAGCGTCAACGTATTTCTGACCGATCTCTTTAATCCTATTATTATGCAAAGGTGTCCAGCCTTTCTTTCCTATTCCTAACAGGTTGCCAGTGCGTGAGTTGATAATACCTTTGTAACCTTTGCAGATAGACTGTTCTCTGGGCAGCCTACCATCTGCACTGTACGTTCCATTGATACCTAGTTCGTTATCTTCATCTATTCCCATATTGTGGAAGATTTCAACAGCTAAGGGATCGAAGTTAAGACCAAACTTTTCAAAGTTTTCTTCATGTGTAAGGTTAGGATCTACTAGACCACTATGGGGAATAATAGTTTCATTGGACTGTCTCTGATAGCCGAAGCGTAACGGTTCCATATTAGAACTGGGTGATAGTTCGTTGATTCTCTGGTTGAGAAGTGATAAATCAAATGATTGCATTTTGTGGGTGTAATATGCGTACATTATACAGTGTATATATGTAGTACATTATTGTCAAGCCCCATATTCTGAGAATTATCACTGAGAATTGATATTTTATTGAAAACCTTTACTTATGTGCTACAGTGTAAGGGTTCCATTAACAACCGATTATGAACAACACTGATGAAAGGGATTTTAATAAAATCCTTGAAACGATCCAGTCTTTAGAAGCAAAGATTGATTCTAATTTTTTACACCTGCTAGAACAGGTTGTCGAAATACATAAAATGAGCAAACAGGATCTTTTAGACCGCAGAGAACAAGAATTGGAGAAAGCTAAACAGATAGGAGAAATAATAGATATTCTTCAGTCACATAATGAAGCGATCCAAGTATTACAGTCTAAAAATTAATGGATAAGAAAAAATCTATTGATTTCATTCTTAAAATATTTTCTGAGAATGAAAACTGTCAGCCTGAAAAATATCTTACTAGAAAAGATATTGTGGACATACTCTCTGAGGATTATAAAATTCCAGAGAGTACAGCCTATAGATACCATTTAGAGGCTGAAAAGGAATACACATGGATGCTTGAAAAAAGTAACGATCCACATAAGAAACAGGATAGGAAACAGATAGTATTAGACAACCTGTGGGATATAGCCCAGAGTTTACATACTAAGCTGGGTAAACCTACAACTACAGATGAAGATAATGAAAGATATTTTAAAGCTGTACAAAATTATTCAAACCAACTAAGGATTTACAAAAAAGTATGACTGACTCTTTTTTACATGAACATCAATCTGCGCTGGACAGTCAGCGCGAAGATAAAGCAATTCAAGATTTACAGGATGGGGGTATATATCCCGATCCAACAAATAACAACACTAAAACAATTATCAGCCAATTAGAGGAAATAACTCAAATATTGGATGATCTAATTGAAAAGGAAACAACTACTTATTACCCAGACAGGGAATTACCTGCTAGTTCATTGACTGATCTTGAAGAAGCCTATGATTTACTTGAAAAAATAGTGAATTACGAGCCAACAGATCAGCAGATGATGAGTAGTTTTGGTACTAAATGGCATGATGGATTATGAGTAACACTAATAACTATGTTCTTAAAGAGCAACTTTATGATGAAGCATGGATTGATTATATGGTTGCCCATGATCTTACTCAAGATCAGTTAGAGCAGATAGAGCAGGATTCTGAATTAGGTTATTTACCTGAGATAGCAGAGGAAGCAAACAAACGATTTGAGGATTTATGCCAATGACTAGCGATCCAACTAGACAGTAACTAGTTCTAGCTGTTTCTGATACAATTCATTTCTTCTTAAAAATTCCGCCTCGGCTCCTATGAGTTCGAGGCGGTTTAACATTTTTATCTGTGGCTTGCCTGATCGTCTGGCTATGATGACCGCTCCATACTTAGGTTGGATGTGGGTGAGAGATTTTAGTCCTAGGCTGTACGCTCCAAGCTGGCAACAGAATTGTTCGACCATTTGTTCTGATCTTGCTTCTTTTGCTGTTTTCCAGTCCACTATGAATGGGCCTTCTCCATCTATATCCAGTAGAGCGTCTGCTGTACCAGCAAATCCGTAACCTTCTTTATATACACTGAACTCGACTGCATGAATGGCGGTTACACGTTCCAATATGAAAGACCGTAAGCCTCTGGCGTAGCCACTGGCTGACCAGGCAACTTTGGGGGCTGATTCTGCTGCCTTTGAAAGGCTCCATTGCGTGACTTTTTTCGGACATCTTTCGAGGCCATCCGATCCAGTACGCCAGATATTCCTTTTATTAGCACTTTGCCTAGCAAACTTTGAGGCGAGTTTGAGGATGTATTCTGCGTGTGAATGAGATAATCTACCTCGTTCACAAGCGATGTCACGTTCCAATTCTGAATCAGGGCGTTTAATCCATTTTTCGAGGGCATCTTTGGCTTCCTGTGGTGCGGTTTCTTTTAGTATATGAGTTACGCTGGAATATACATTATTCTTTTCATCACGATATACACGATACGGTCCACTATTGTCTTGTATGAGTGTCCATTTTCGTAGAGATGCTAAGGCGTTCTGTTTGTCTAGCGTTCCCATGAATGGATAATAAATACACGTTCCCATTATTAAAATACCATAAAAAAGAAAGGGGTCAAGTTATGTGACCC